ACAAATAGCAGCTTTCCCGAAGAGGGAGCCGCCACTTGTGCGGTTGAAATGAGAATAAACGGCAACATTGTTGATCCGCTATAAATAGGCATGAGGTTGGTTTTTAGGGCGTGGCATTAAACTGCCGCGCCTTTTTTTTATGCTGTTGTAAAATTTTATTTACCTTTGGCCCTATGACATACAAAATTGGAAACAAAGAATTTGGCGTTCATCTGGGCATGCTATTTCAGGAAGCATATTTCGAGGCGGTTGCTAAAAAGGTTGGCAGCGGTTCGTTTACTGCCACTAACCTTATCGCCTTCGTTATCTATTTTGGTAACATTAACCACAGTGAATTGAACGACCTGCCGGCAGCCTTCAAGTCATTAGGGGAAGTGTACCAACTGCTGGAAGATAACCCGGTTAACGATGCCTATCAGGCCTTAACCGAGCAATACAATAAGAGTCAGGCGGCGAAGGTTATAGCTGACATAAATAAAGCCGTTGAAGAAAATCCGACAAAAAAAAAGCCGACCAAGTAGCACTACTTAGGCGTTATGCCTACGGTGAATTGAAGCTAAAACCATGGGAATATTACCGCCTGACCTATGGCCAATTTCAGGAAATGCAATCCGCTCACGAATACGCCAAGCAATGCGATCTTAGCTATCAGAGGCAATTTGCCTTTATTCAGGTATTGCCTCACGTAAAAAAGAACAGCCTTAAGCCGGAACATATTTTACCTTTACCTTTGTTGGATAATCCGAGCGGCGGCGGTACCTTCTCTCCCGAATGGACGGCGGCGCAATTGGAGTATGCAAACAAATTAAAACAAAGGCGAAATGGCGGCGGAATTTAAAATATTGGTAGGGGCTGATTTGGATGCAGCGGTCAAATCTATTAACGATTTTGTAAAGACTACTAAAAACGGTTTTGCAAATGTTGATGGAGCAATTATCGCATCTACCAATGAATTTAAAAGGTTACAATCCCTACTAAGCAAGACCGAAGACCCCCGAGCTATATCTGTTTATCAGAAACGCCTACAAGACCTTGCCGCCACATTAAGCAGCCAAATACCACCGGCGGCGGCTAAGAGCGCGGCGGCTTTGAATAATGTAAATAAAGCCGTTGCAAATGCCAACCCTACATTAGTGAACTTTGGGCGTGTCGTTCAGGATGCGCCTTTTGGAATAATCGGTATTGCAAATAATATTGACCCTTTAATATCTTCGTTCCAATCTTTAAAGGCTTCGACAGGTTCAACCGGGGCGGCGTTAAAATCCTTATTTTCTGCCCTTGCCGGGCCTGCTGGTATAGCAATCGGAGTGAGTGCGGTTACCTCTGCCTTAATTGCTTTTGGGCCGCAAATAGCAAAGTTTTTCGAAGGTAATAAACAGGGTGCAGCAAGCGCAGCGGCGGCAGCCGAGGCGGTTGAGTCTTTGGATAAAGCGGTGGCGGAGTTTGCCACAACCGCACAGGCGGCGGCAGGTAAAGAAATATCAGGATTGGATAGCCTTGTGAAAGGAATAAAAAATGTAAATCTTTCACAGCAACAAAGGCTTTTTTACGTTGATGAACTGCAAAAGAAATACCCTGCTTATTTTGGCAACCTTACCAACGAACAAATATTGGCAGGCCAAACAGGGGACGCATACAAGCGGCTAACGGCTGATATTTTAGCAGCATCAAAGGCAAGGGCGGCGCAAGATGTATTAAGCAAAATTGCAGCTCAACAATTAGCGGTATTAGAAAAGAAGGCTTTATTAGCTGCTGAAGCTGAAAGGCAAATAACAGAGGCAAGAACCGGAACGCGCATTGTTTTCGGAGGTAGCACCACAGGAACATCCACAGGCTCTGTTACAATTACGGCAGAGGAAAAGCAAAAATTTGCCCGCGATCAGTTGGCACTATCAACCAAAAGTTTAGATTTAGAGCTAAAAAAATTAACCGACCAAGCTAACTTTTATGTGGAATTTGTTGATGCAGGCGCAGCGGCAACGGCTAACTTAGGTCAAAAACAAGTTGCGGCTACAAAGGCAACTAACAGCCAAGCATCAGCGGTAAAGGAATTAGCTAAAAACACAACCGAACTAAAAGCCGTTACAGCAGAAAAATTAGAGTTCCTGCCAATCGGTTCAATAGCTCAACTTAACAAAGAAATACAGGCACTCAGGGGGCAACAGGAACTAACTTTTGACCCGGCGGTATTTCAGAACTACCAAAATGAAATTGACGCAATAGCACTAAAAATAAAGGAAATTCAGGGCGGAATTTTACCTGAAATTGATACGGAAGTGCAGGCACTCAGAAACTATGCTGCTGCAATGAAATCAATTTTTGACCAGACTGGTGATAAAGACGAAGAGGCAAGATTATTAAGGATTGGCCAAACGGCTGAGTTTGCAGCCGGGCAAATTACCGACCTGTTTAACCAATCCTTTACCGCTATTTCGCAGGGTGAAAGCCCAATAAAAGCAATTACAAACAGCCTTAAAGGGTTAATAGTTCGGCTTGTGGCGGCGGCGGCGGCGGCGGCTTTGCTTAGTGCATTGCTTCCCGGCGGTACGGCTATTGGCGGAGTTGTTGCAGGCGGAGGTCAGGGCTTTGGGGCTTTGTTTGGTAGCTTGTTTGGCCTTGCTTCCGGCGGCATTGCATCCCGGCCAACACCTGCCCTAATCGGCGATGGTGGACCCGAGGCGGTCATTCCCCTTTCACAATTAGCCAACATAATCGGCGGCGTTGCGATGCAAATGGGCGGCGGCGGAGGCGGTAACCTTTCGATAGTTAGGGGCCAAGATATTTATTATTCAAACAACAATGCCAGTAGGAGTTTTGGCAGATTATTCGGTTAACAATGGCACAATACCTCAATCTAATCGGTTCGGCTCAGATACCTGTTTACGATACCTACGAGTTAGGCGTATGGCAGGCCAGCGGGCTATTGGACGGCGATATGTGCATTGATGCGGACACGAACACCCTTTACTGGTATAACTTTGACTTAGATACCTTCACCACCTACCAGCTTAACCCTCCATCAACTTATGTAAAGCAATATGCCAGTCAAACAGGGGCCTTGATTGACCCTGACTTAGTTGGCCTGATTCGGGTGATAGGCGTGTTTTTGAATGGATCAATTAGCTTCTTTACGCAGGATGGCGCACCGATTGCCGGGGTTAGCATTGACGTTAGCACGATTACCGGGGAGGTTGATCCTGGTTACACATGGGACGGAGATAATATTATCGTTCAATATTTGAGTTACACGGCACCAACTGTTTGATTGCTTTAAATATTTGAAAAGCCACCTGTGGAACGATGGCATTTCCATAAGCCTTTATTGATTCGTTTCGATGCTTTGAAACGGTAATTCCAACCAATTGGGCGGAAAGCCCATCATTTCGCTGACGAACCGGGGATTGAGTTGGGAAGTTGTCCCAGGTTGGCCGTTGGTAGCTTCGTGCATTGCATGAGCTAACGTGTCGTTCTGTCTTTTCGGGTTCGGGCGTGTGCATCCGCCCTTCGCATCGCTTGCCGCTGTCGGAGTTGGCAGCAATCCCGCTATTACCGTCCTCAAATCCTGCCCGCCCTGCCCATGTTGCCCAGGATGGTTCATGTCTGATGTTCGGGGTGTTGGTAGTAATCCGTTCTTCGCATAGTTGCTCAATCCCCATTGTTGGCTGTTGTCGCTCCGCCTGTCGCTGCAATCCGGGGTTGGGAGTAGGTCGTAAAAGTTTAGATGATCTATTATGCTGTTCGGCCTGTTTTCCCCATTTTTCCGGCTCATCATGGTTGTTGCTCCGGTTGCTTTCAATGCTTCCACTCGTTCGGGATGGTCTCGCTGTACACTTGTTATTGTAGGCAATAAACCAAACCCGGTCCCTTCGATGGGGAGCGTTGACGGCGCAAGCTGGAAGTACAAACGGTTGTACTTCGTACCCTTCAGCTTCCAGGTCAGTTTGCACCTCGTGGAATACCAACCCTCCATCCCAACTAATAAGGCCGCTAACGTTTTCGCCCACAACCCATGCCGGCTGAATTTCGCGTATTGCTCTAAGCATTTCCGGCCAGAGATGGCGTTCATCTTCTTTTCCGAGCCTTTTACCGGCGTGGCTGTATGGCTGGCAGGGGAATCCACCTGTGAGAATATCAATTCTGTTTGCATATTTTGTAAAGTCTGATTTAGTAATATCTGTAAATAATTCAGCATCCGGCCAATAGTGGTTCAATACTTTTTGACCAAAGGGGTTCATTTCGCAATGAAATAAGTTTTGCCATCCCATCCATTCGGCTGCAAGGTCAAAACCACCAATGCCTGAAAATAAGCTGCCATGTGTCATATTACCTACAAAATTATGTAGTTCAAACCAATTAATCAAAACTATTTTACCTTTACCGCAATGTATTACACTAAATACTTTTCCACCTTTACCAGCGTCCGGGGCAATGTTACCCTCGTGGAAATAGAAGCACCAGACTTTTATGGCTATGATACCGAGCTTGCCATGCCACCGGAGCAGCCGGTAACATTAGAACGTGCGGCAGGTGAAAGTCCACTTTATGGCCTTATGGGAACCGTTGCAAGGCTGCGGTTTATAGATACCGACGCCAACCCCATCGACCCTGCCGACTTTGTTGTAAATGCCTTTACTGACCTTCGATGCAGCATATATTTGGATAACGTATTACAATTTCGTGGTTACATTGTTTTGGATGACGTGGTTAACGAATACCGCACCAAGCCTATTCAAGTGGAACTTACCTTCAGCGACAACGTGGCGCAATTAGATGAAATTGAAGCACCTTTCACCATTGATGAAGAGTTTACCAATTTGCCGGAAATAATTGCACGCAACCTTGCGCTTACCGGATTGGAATTTGATTTAAGTATCTTTTTCAGCCTTTACCCTGCGGATAATAGCAGTGCCGATTTGGCTGAGGTAAAAAATATCCCCAGGTCATGGATGGAAAATGTGAGCACTTTCCGGAAATCAAAGGAAATGTTAAATGACATCCTTACCGGTTTACGTTGCAGGCTGTTTCAGCTTCGTGGTGAATGGGTGATGGTTCGGACATTTGATTACCTGCAAAACGAATACCCGATATATCCCGGCACAAAGTACGATTACGGGACATTTACGCCATCCGCTACAACCTTAGATTGCAGCCTAATAGATGACCTAATCCCCTTGTCATTCGCTCAGACGGTTACTTACAACCGGGCTCGAGTGAAGGTGCAGGACACTTTTCCGATTAAACCTCTGCCTGGAATTTGGAATGCGGATTTGCAAGAATTGGGCAGTTTGGCAAGTACCGCAACGGTCGGCGACATTAAAACGGATAAATATAACGTACCGTTTTGGACGCTGCAGGCTGGCTTTGCTAATACGTTTATCGTGGTGGTTACGAACGTGGTTTTGGAAATTGAAACGGATCGCTATTTGGAAATACCTTTCGTGAACGAGGCTTACAATACCGGCAACGCTGTTTTATTGAATCCAATCTTAGTGAGCAAAAATGACGCCTTCGACTTCAATATTAGCATTGCGGCTGATTCGGATAGCAACTTTGCCTTTAACTTTCCTTTCGCCTTTTTCCTTGCCGGCCAAAGCGGTCAGGATTATGTTGCGAAGATTAGCGTTTTGGGGATTTCAATATTCAACGTGTGGGACTTTGCCGGGGCAGCAACCGCTTCAAACTTCCCGACAAATAACAGGTTTAATTTCCGTGGCAATATTGATATGACTGAGTTTCAAAGCATTGACCTGTTATCAACCCCAAGTAATGCCAATGTAAAAGCCGACATTCAACCCTTCCCTGAAGATGGCATTTTGTATATAAAATTGGCCGGGTTTAAAAACAATGATAGCCGCCTTGCCGACAAAAAGGCGTATGTGAAAGACCTTCAATTTAATTACATATTCAGGCTAAATGAAAGCACCTTAGTTGAATCGCAAAAACATACAGCAACCATCCCCATTGACAGCCTGAATATTGATGAAAAGAATATCGCCGTTGATGATTGTGTGAAGTACAGTGCGGCGGGTGCGATGTATGACATCAACGAGGCCAATACCAACCTTTGGACACGTGCAGTTGGCGTACCGGCCACCATCGGAGCTATCAACGTAACGGAACAGTTGGCTGCCGAAGGTGCAGGGAGGAGGGTAATTAGTGGTATTTTCGAGGGCGATATTGAGTTTTGTCAATTCGCTACCTTTGACGGCGCACGTTTCATTCCATCCCGATTAATTACCGACTACCAGCGCAATCAGGTGCAGGGGGATTTTGTGGAATTGGCGGAGGCGGAGCCGGGGTACTCGTTTAAGTACGTTTATAAGTCAATCGAATAAAAAAGGCCGGTGGTTAGCCGGCCTGATTTTTAGAACATTGATATTTGCTTTTGTTGCTCAATTACAGATGCAATATTCTTTTTTGCAAGGTCAAAGTAAGACTCCTTTAATTCAAATCCTATCCCTTTCCGTCCCATTTTAACGGCCTGATATACTTCGCTACCAATGCCCATAAAGGGAGTAAAAACGGTATCGCCTGGATTACTGTAAAGGTGTATTAACCTTTCGATGGTATCAAGTTGCAAAGGGCAAATGTGCTTTTCATCATTTTCATCTCTGCCATTTCGGTAACCCTGTAATGTATTTCCATAATCAATATCCATCCAAACCGGGGAAGCGTATTTTTGCCAAAGGTCAACAGGAATATGCGTATTGGTAACCGGATTGCACCTTTCTCCATCCTTTCTAAAAATCATTACATAATCAGGAATACCAACCCTACTCATGGTACTATCCTTTTTAACCTGCTTATGTAGCAATCCCAAAGCCTTAGTTCTTTGCATTTCAACTACCGGGTCCTTCCAAATTGTTACACGGCTGGCATAAACGAATCCCGCTTCTTCAAAAGCCTTTAAAATCATTCCACTAAAATCACGAAGCCCGATAAAACCATGCTTGCCTTTCTGTATTGGCAAGTCCATACAATGAACGCAAACATTACGGCCTGAAATCATTACCCGGTGAAGCTCTTTAATAAGAAAAGTAAACTGAATCAAAAATTCATTGTAATCGGTAGAATTGCCCATATCTTCTACATGGCTGCTATATGTATATAGTTCGGCAAATGGCGGGCTGAATACACTTAGGCCAATGCTTTCATTGTCCAATTCAGAAATCAATGGAACGCAATCCCCTCGCTTAATTTTATAGGATTGGTTTTCAACTTCTTCAACATCATAACCTGCAGTTTGCAAAAGGCTATTATTTAGGTTTGCATTTATGGCAATGCTCATTTCGTCTTGCATAATCTGAAATTGTTTTTGTTTATTATCAATAGATTGTTTCACGTTGCTCATGGTGTCTGTGGTAATCAGAAAGATATTTACCTCATTCTTTTGGCCAAACCTGTATGACCTGCGGATGGCCTGATAAAGACCTTCAAAGCTGAAGTCTAACGAAGCAAATATTTGATTTCGGCAGTTTTGGTAATTCATTCCAAAGCTGGCTATTTTCGTTTTGCTTATCAGGATGCGGAAATCATTATTGGCAAATCCCAAAAGGTGTTTTTCCTTCCATTCGTTTGAATCAGCACCTTTTACTTCAACCGCATCAGGCAGCATCTTTTTCAGCATTTCACCTTCTTCATTTTGCTTTATCCAAATAATAAAGTTTTCATCAGGGCGGCTGTTTACAATTCTTACAACTTCATCCAATCTTTGTTTTTTAGTTAGCCTTAATTCAGCATTAAAATTTGTGGCTGAAATAATAGCATCATTGAACAAAGACCCATTATTTCGCTTTGGTGTTGTTATTTGCTTTTCAATAAGATTGAGCGATGGCAGATTATAACCAATCATTTCAAATCCAATATCCTGCGGTTTATTTAGCATTATTGCCCATGTACCAATAAACTGATAAAACAACTTTACTGCATGCCCTTTTAAGCGCCATTTAGCCGTTTCTCCGCCATCGTGTACAAAGTACATTGCAAGCATTTCATTGCGGCCCATAACGTCTAAAAATTCAGAATGGTTTCCTAATTCCATCGGGTCGTTAGGGGATGGCGTGGCTGTGCATGCAAGTTTATAAGGTGTGTTTTTAAATTCGTCAATAATTAGCTTTTTTGTTGCCCCTTCAAAGTTTTTTAATATGCTGCTTTCATCAAGCACAACCCCGGAAAAAATACTGCAATCAATATTTTCAAGTTGCTCGTAATTGGTAATTTGAATAGGGGAATTACTGCCATCGTATCGGCAAATATCAATGTGAAACTTTGCACCTTCTTTAATTGTTTGACCAGCAACCGCCAAAGGTGCTAAAATCAAAACAGGCTTACCAGTATGTAAATTAACATGGTGAGCCCATTCAAGTTGCATCAATGTTTTGCCTAATCCGCAATCCGCAAAAATGGCATACTTTCCTGCCTTTAATGCTCGGCGTACAATAAAATCCTGAAAAGGAAACAAATTACTGTTTAGTTCCCCTACGTCAAACCCGCTATAAATGTGGGTTTTTTGTTTTGTTGCAATAAATTCTTGGTAAGTCATTTCGTTTAATTTAGCTGTAAAATTATATAGGTTTAACCAAAGTACCAAATTTATTTTACCTTTGTTTTATGCCGGTCAGATATTTAGCCTCCACTTCCATCTTATACATGCAGGACATACTTGCCTCCGGCGACGTTTTGGCTGCCGCTTGCAACCGGAATTTGGAGTTTGAACGAACCTATGAATATTTAGAAAAGACCACTTTACAAGGGCAAGAGGTCGGCCATGTAGCGGGATTAAAACGTGGAACGGCGCAACTAAACAACCTTAGCGGGTCGGCGGTTGACAGCAGCGAGGCGGGAACACTTTTCTTTGATGAAACGGCCCGGCAATGGGCTGAGGCTAATACGTTGATGTTCTGCACGTGGATTGACCAGCCAGGCGAACCATCGGAGCGTGTGATTAGCTTCTTTGCCTACATAACGAGGTACCGGGCGGTACGGAATAATAACGAGCCGGCCAACTTTGACCTTGACCTTGTTTGGACGGCTTACGACGTTGGTGAACTTTGCCCGATAGTAACTTTTGAAAATGAAATAACAGCTCCGCAAGAATTTGCCACTACATACAGCTTCACTCCTTCGCCTTTCATTAACAGCTATTCCATTGCCTTATATCAGGATGGCACTTTGATTGAAACCCAAACGAAAGATAATACAGGGGCGTTGATTACAGGCAGTTTTGAACTATTGGAGCAGGATAGCCTTTATACGGTCCAGATTACGCCAATAGGTTACGGTTCGGAATTGTGTCCTTATGCCTTTTTCAGCTACTCAGTACCATGCCCTGTTTTGTTGCTGGAGGTTGGCGAAACAGGCGTTGACGTTACCTTAGTGCCATCCGATGGAATAACCAGGGTAACAGTTCAGATTTTGGACAGCTTAGAGCCTTTGAATGTGCTTGACGCCGAAACTACAGACGCTCCTTTTCCTGATCCATTTACAACATCATTTACCGGACTTGCTACAACTACCACCTACTGGGCGAGGATATATCAGCGCATTGTGGTAGATAGCGTGGTGCAATATGCGAGGTTTTGCGGCGTGGTGGAGTTTACAACAGGTACCCCTTACGAGCCGCCAGTGGCTTATGAATATACCGTTCTATTTGCCATGCTTGAGGAAAATGTGTGCGATGGAATAGAGCGAACCGTTTATAGTGATTCAGAAACTTTTGCGGAAGGTTCCTCACTTTATTATGACGAAGCGTTGACCAACCCTTACGATAATGGATTTGACTATATTGCGCATGCAGGAATAATTTATAACTATTTAGGCGATATAGCCGTTGTGGGCGACTTAACTGGAAACTTATGCGAATAATAATCTTTTTACTACTAATTACCTCCGCATCATTCGGTCAGGTATTGCAGGAAACAAACGGCAGCAGGGCGGACAATAGGAACGTCTTTAAATTAGGGTTTCGCCTTCCTCAAGTATGCTGGGTAACCGGCAACCCGAACCTATTAAACTATTCCGCCTTCATGAGCAAAGGCGCAATGGTGTACGATACTTGTGCCGGAAAGATTAAGCGGTGGAGCGGCAGTGCATGGATTTCAATTCAGGATAGCACAAGCGGTGGTGGCGGCGGTTCAATTGAATACGTTGTTAGTGGATTGGGCATCAAGGTTGACAGCAGCGGGCGGGTTTATACGGTTAATAGCGATACGGCAAGCAGCGTGGCATTAAGTAGGCAAAGGGCTGCTAATACTTATGCGCTGATTGGAGCAAGTCCAACCGGTAGCGGTGCATCCCCACAGGTGGCATATTGGAGCGGGGCAAGTACATTAACAGGAAGCAGCAATTTTGCATGGAATAACACAAATAAGGCACTTTATTTTGATGGGGTTACCCCTTCGGCTTGGGATTGGACAGGTGCGAATGGTATGGCTTTAGAAGCTCCTAAGGCTTCGCTTTGGTTATATACTGATTTTGCTTTTTTAAACAGCAATGTATTTTTTGATGGTGCATACAAAAGAAAAGCGATTGGTGTAACATCTCAATTATATATGGGCGCAAGCGGTGTTTTAGGTTTTAGAAACGCAGCAACTGGAGCGGCTAATAGTGCGATAACTTGGACGGATAGGTTTAATGTGTCGGCGGATGGTAAAGTAGGAATAAACACAGCCGCTCCAGCTTCTTTATTATCCGTTAACAGTTCAAGCGGCAACACAAACACGGGTCTAAAAGTAACCAATACAGGTACGGGAATTGATGTATATGCACCCGTTGAATTAGTAAATAATGCAGGCGTATTAAGTCAAGTGTTTCTTACATCGTCCAATTGGACGGTAGCCAACGGAATAAGGGCTTCGGGCGGTGGATGGACAAACAGCGGCAGCGGAGGTTTTTCATTTATAGCTTACAACGCAGCGTCAGACATTACTTTTCACACAAATACAGCTTTTGCGGAGCGGCTTAGAATTGACCAAAGTGGCGGTGTAAACATTGGCGGTACGGCAGACGCAGCGGCATCTTCTTTATTAGAAATAACAAGCACCACCAAAGGCTTCCTCCCTCCCCGCATGACCACAGCTAACCGCAACGCAATTGCATCCCCAGCCGCAGGCTTAAGCGTGTACAATAGCAGCCTTGCTACCAATGACATTTACACAACCGCATGGTATCAGCAGCCTAACGGATTAAGCGGTTCGGGGACGTTGGATTTCCCATCAACAGGGGCGCATAGCAGCAGCGACCTTACCATTACGGTAACAGGTGCAGCGGATGGTGACATCGTAATATTAGGCGTTCCCAATGCTTCTGTTACGAACGAGAGCAATTATAGCGCATGGGTGAGCGCAGCTAATACAGTAACGGTCAGGTATAACCATTACGGCAGCGGAACAAACAACCCTGCAAGCGGTTTGTTTAAAGTTTATGTAATCAAAAATTAAAATATGAAATACATCTTCATTCTCATTCTAATCAGCAGCACAGCAACGGCTCAAGACACATTAACAGTCAGGAACCTGCCAATCATGGTACGGCAACTTGAATACATCACATCTCAATTAACCAATATTGACGATGATTCTTTGTATCAGGTTTACATTGATTTGCGGCCAAAATTTCGAATCAAAAACCCGCCAACAGGGAACACATTAGTAACGATTGACAGCATCCCAACGGTGGAGCTTGCAGCACTTTACAACTACTGCTTGAGCAATAGCGATGGAATGGGTTACGGAAGTCAATTTAAGGCCACAATAGCGTCGGCAAGGGCAAAGAATAGCTACCTTGACAGATTATGCACGGTTTATGAATTACAATGGACTGAAAGGCTGATTGAACTACGAAAAAATGGGAGAAAACTTTTAACAGGTAAACAATGAAAACAATAATACTATTACTCATTAGCTCAGCCACTTTCGGCCAAATGAAGCCAGTCGCATCACTCGCAATGGGCATGACAGGTTTTGGCATGCAGGGAGTTGCGGAGGTTGGCGTGGCGCAATTATTTCACGAAAGAATCACCCTGTTAGGAACCTATCAGGTTGATTACACAGGCTATCAAATGGCCGGTTTAAAGGTTAATTACGCTCATTGGATTGACGTACAAAAAGAATCATACGTTGCGCCTGTGGCGGGCATTCAGCAGCTACCTGCCTTCGATAAGGATTGGAATATAGTAAAGAAAATTAAACCTATTTTTGGCGTCAGGTACCAGGTTTACGGCGGCTTTGGTGAAATAACGGCTGGTAAGGGATTTTGGTGCTTCAATGTCGGTTATATGATTGGGAACGTGAAAAATTAAAATAAAAAGTTACAAAATGGAACGCAGCGGTAACAATATGGAAATAGAAAAAAGATTGGATAACATCGAACAAATATTGGAGCGATTTGAAGCCTCCTTTTTTGGCGACAAATACAACGGCAACAATGGTTATATGCAACGTCAGGATAACATCGAGAAGCGGGTTGAAAAGTTGGAAAGGCACCATGCAGCGCAATTGTGGTTTTTTCTGGGTGCGGGAGGCTTAGGCGGAGCCGGAATAGTTAAATTATTTGAACACTTTTTAAAATAGAAACTATGGAAAACACAGAAAGACCACCGGTTACTCCCAACCCTATTATTGTTGGGGATATTGTAGTGGAACAGCCGAAACCTAAACCAAAACCACCAGTAAAAGCATAAAAACAAATACTATGAACAGAAACATTAATTTTTATGGCATCCCCAGGGATAGGACAGCAGAGGCTTTTGCAGCAGCATTGGCCTTCATCAAATGGTACGAAAAGCCAGAAAGGTGGGAAAAAGACAAAATTAAATTCGCTGATTTTACCGTTCACGAATCAGCCAAAAAAAACGTAATTGTGAGAATGTTTTAAAACTAATCGTATGAAAGAATTAATCAGAAGGTTGATATTGCCTTCACCTGTATTTTTCAATAAAGTAAAGTATGTAGGCGGAATATTGGCAGGCTCCGGGGCATTTATAATGTCAATGAGTTATGAAGGTAGCAAGCTGCTTAATTTCATAAAGCCTTATGCAATCGAGATGGTTGTAGCTGGTGCCGTAATGGTTGCCGTGGCGCAATTGACTGTTAAGCCTGAAGTAGCTAACAAAGAACTTTGACCGGAAAATGAAAAAGGATCCGATTGTTTATAAACTGGTTGGCCTGCTGATATTGGTTTATATCGTTATGATGATGGTAATTGCGTTTGTAGGGTGATTGCCTTTACAGCAGCCCTAACAGCCGATTCCTGCCACAATTTTACCCGAAAGGTAATAACCTTTGTTGGTTCTTTTTTGGGTGCTCCTGCGCCTTTGCGCTTGCCGCCGCGTTTCGGTTTATCGTTCATTTTTTAATATGCTTTATTTTTTTAACAGTCGGATGCTTCTCTTTTATCCACTTTTTAGCTTCGCTTACAGCAAAAAAATAATCACACTTTATTTCAGTGTAAACTACCTTATCAGGAAATGTAAGTTCAAATTTCTTTGTCATCTTATGCCAAATGGGGCTAAAGCCTGTAAAAAAATAGGGTGCATATTAGAAGTGGAAGCCGTAGCTTCCAACTTCTTTTTTTTGTCTAAAATCTTCGCCCATATATTCAGCAGCGTTTGGTTATTTTCTCCAAATTCTGCATCCAATTTGGTAAGGACGCTGATTGCATAGTTCAGGTCGGCAACGTCTGTGCAATTACTTACTTTCAGGTAAGGTTCGCTTTTGATTTTTTCTTGAAGTGTCATGTTGTTTCTGTATTAGAGTGTAAAGATAATGAATAATGCAATACAAAAATCAAAATAGGAAAATATTTTTAAATTATTTTTTTTGATATTGATAATCAATGAGTTAGACACTAATCAAATTCCACACAAACACAATAACCTCTCCGAGGCCGGCAGAAGTCGGTCAGCTTTGCAACCGCTTCATTCCGCCTCGTTTTGCCATCAAATTTAATAACCCTTACCTCCGCACCTTCCCAGTTGCGGGCTATTGCCCGGCCTTTGGTAGTATTCATCAGGTTACCCATACCACCTTTGAATTGCCAATCCCAATCTTTATGTACAGGGTGTACAAGTGCCTCCCGCCTAAAGTCAATAGGTGCCACATAGGGCGGTTGTTCAGCTAATATTTTGCCGGTTGAATATTTAGTTAGGTTAATCATAGTCCAATTATTAAGGCGGCAGAATCGCGTCCATGCTCATTGGTTTTGCCCTGCCAGCCGGTTAACATTTTAAATTCCGCAGCCGTCATTTTGGTACGGTTGTTTCGTGGCGCAACTTTTTCAAAAGGGATATTGTGGTAAGTTAGAAATTCCTCCCACCGTTGGCAGTCACGTTTGATTGATCCTGCACCTTGCAAGTGCTCCCGGCCAGCATTGCCGAACCATTTACGCAGCCGGGCGTCTTCAAAGCGCACCAAAATATTCCGACCTTCAGCAGCCATTTTTAAGACAAGTATTTCCGCTTCGATGGCAGAATGGCATTCAACCCAAAGAAGGCGTTTTTCTGCCTTATGCCAGCAGGAAATGCCTGTATTTACTCCGGGGTCAATTCCGATAATTAAGGCGTAATCTTTATAATTCATAAATTTAAAATGGGTTATCTCCGTTTTTATATTCCTGCCTTGCATCGTTAAATGTGGCATTATAATCCTGATTGCCAACTTCCATAAATCGCATCGTTGGGCCATCAAACTTTAGCTTTTGGTGAAATAACCTGCCGTTTCTCCATTTACGGCAAATTAAATCAGCCTGGTTTTCAGTGCTTTCTCCGCTTTCATCCTCCATTATTCCAGTTGCATAATCCCGGTGAAGGAATAGAACAATATCAGCATCTTGCTCAATTGCGCCAGATTCCCTTAAATGAAATAATTGCGGATATCTTTCCGATCCTTTTCCTGTGCTTCCTGACCTGTTTAATTGCGCTAAAAGTATGACAGCTATTTTTAAATCCTTTGCCATCAACTTACAGGCCCTTGCAAGTTTTGCAACTTCCTGCTCCCTGTTTTGGCCTTTCTTTTCATCAACCGGAACGAGTTGTAAATAGTCAATTATTATGCACCTTGCTCCTTTGTCTTTAATCAGTTGAGCGGTTTTTATTTTAATTTGCCTAATATCCGCCTTTGTGCTATCGCTCACAAAGATTGGTAGGCTTACCATTGATTTTGAAATATGCTTATAAAATGCGTCCCTTTTGCTTTTTTCCTGCGCCAATTCGTGCCATATATCCTGATAAGGTATAAATGTGCGTATAGAGGCCATCCGGGCGGCAACCTGCTCATTTGACATCTCCAATGATATAAACCCTACGGCAATGCCATTACCGGCTATATTGGCCGCAATTTGGCCGGCAAATGCAGTTTTACCTACGGATGGACGTGCGCCAATTACAACTAAATCTCCCGGGCCTATTCCCATGCCATTATCCAAGTCGCTAAAACCTGTATGTAATTTCTGCCTGCCTGCCATTTCAATAGCATGATCCTGAAGGCCAATAATCATTTCATCCATATTTTTCCAATCCGACTTTTCCAGCTCAAAACGGTGCAATTCCTCTAATTCATCTTTTATTTGCGCCAGGTTTTCACTCATAAAAGTAGCATCCTGAAAACTTGCAGCCATTGTTTGCATCCTGCGATTTGCATAACATTCCCGAATGATGGCAGAATATTGAATTGGGTTTTCCAGCCCAGTTACCGGGGTTAAAATATTGGCAATGCAATAATGAATCTCAGTACCATAAGGCAGCGGCAAAGGTTTCTTTTCGTGCCTTTTTGCAAGCGTATGGGTAACGGTTAAAGCGTCAATGTGGTACTTGCCAAACATGAATTTTAGGCAGGAATAAAGAACCTGATTAAATTCATCGTAAAAGTGTTTTGGCTCCAGAAGGTTATAAATATCAGGGATAACCATATTTGGTTCCATAATTGCCCTACCAAGTAGGGTTGTTTCAATGTCAACGGCTTTTGTCATTTGTTAAAATTTTCGTTTTCTCTATTTGCCCAAGTTACCAATCGTTTTGAAACTTCAAATGTTTTTTGCATTTGAAATCGCATTTTTGTTTTAGACGGATTAAATTCCGTCCAATAATCATAAAACCTAATCATCATTTTTGGAGAATATTGGCCGCCATAATTTTTACTAAATGGCTTTAATTCCTCAACAAATTCTTTTTTTCTGTTTTCGAGAGCGGCTGCTTTAGCAGCAATACTCTCTTTTACTTTACTTTCCTTTCCTTTACTTTCCTTTATAGCATTGCCTTCGCATTCGGTTCGCAATGCGTTCGCATCATTATCTAATGCGTTCGCATCTTTTGCCCATCTTTTATTAGCTGATTCAGCAGCCTTTTTGCTTTTCCGGCCTCTCAAATCAAGTCTATCTTGTACGCTCATGCTCCCAAAATATTCACCTTCGAAAACGAATAAGCCAAAATCATTAATAACCGATTTTACAATTTCGCTATCCGTTCGCAGGTCATACGCAATGCCATCGCAATCATTACGCAATGCGTTCGCATTTTGGTACAGGTCTTCCACTATTGCCCAAAATATGCCATAACCTGACATCCCATGCTTACGAATAAGCAGCTTTATTTTTTCATCGCTCCGGGCGTTGTAATCGTGGGAAAAGTAGTAAGTTTCCTTTGCCATATTAAAAAGGGTTATCTCCTTTCGGATATTTGTTAATATGGTTAAAATCGCTTACCATTTGATTGGCATATTTTTGAATAATACGCCATTCATCCATCGTTAAAACAATTGATTTATCAGATGAATTAGCGCATATAACCAATTCATTTTCATCATTAATGTAAATATTAAACCATTTATTTTTTTCAGTTTCTACCGAAATTTGCAAAGGCTTTGCCATAAAAAAAGAAACCCCCGAATTGTGGTAGAAGACACAAACGGGGGCGGTAAATGTTACCGGATAAATTCAGGCAGGCTTCTACCCACTGACTGAATCGAGTTACAAAAATACAAAATTTTATTCACAAAAGCCTACAAAAATTCAAGTTCTCCGCCATCATCCACCAGCATAAACGGCCCGGGTTCCTCATTCCGCAATTTGCGAAATTCAAAACAATCTGAATGCTGCGGGTACTTTTCGGCAAAAGCACGTGCATAATAGGATTGAAAAGCGTCATTAATCCTAAAATTTAGGTCACTGCTTTCTAAAAATTCGTGCCAGCGAATCCAATTAATAATAAGTTTTGCACTAATCTTTTTTCGGCCTTTGTTGATCGCTTTAAGCGCCTGATCCTCAAATGCTGCAAAAATGTGAGGATTGGCATCGTTAAATTCGTTGAATCCATCCCGAATTGATTTGCCGTTTAATTGCTTGTAATTCATGTCTATTTTATTAGAGGTTTGTAAAAGCAGGAGGTAGAAACCTCCCGCCAAACTAAACCTGATTATTTATTTTCTAGTTCAGCAGCCTGTAAAACTGCCTTATTAATTTCCTTTGCCGAAGCTGTCAACCCTGCCGAAATTGCATCCAATTGGTTTTGCTCGAGCTGAAAAATGATGTTACCAATTTCGCTTCCGGTTAATTCCTGCTCAAGTTGGAGGTCAAAGTTTTGCCTTTGTTCCGCATCAAAGGTGGATGTTTGTAAAAGCTGCTCCGCCTTAATGTACTGCCAATCCGCTGCCGGGTAATCCTGGTTATCCAATTCAATAACCTTGCCGACCTGATCAAATTCCTTATTCTTTGGCAGGTATTTAGTAAGTCGTTTCAATACTGTTTTGCGGCACATTTCACCTTCCCAATCATTCCAAATGCTGCTTTTTGCCTTGCCTGATTCAAATGCTTTCCAGCTATCGGAGCATCCTCTAATATGGTCAAGTTCGGCTTTATCCATAACTTCAAACTGCTTTTCACCGTTTGAAAGTACCGCAATTGCATAAGCACCTACAATCGTTTT